CTTATTCTACCATCTGCACCTGTGCTTCCTGTAAAATTGCCATCGTTAAAAGTGCTATTTAAACGAATAGCTTGTCTTTTTGTGTTATTTAAAGCAAGAATGAATTGGTTGTCCGCTTGACTATTAGCTTTAAACCACAAAGATGTAGTACAATTGTTTGAGGGTGTAGTAAAACTATTTATTGTTATCTCACTACTACTACCATTAAACACCGCAGCTTGACCATATCGACCAAAGCGATATTCAATATCTGTTTCCGTTCCATCCGCAGTTCCTTTACTATCCTCTGCTGAATTATCTAATTTGTAATAAGCAGCATTTGTTGTTCCTAATGGAAAATCTACTATATCAGTTGTAGAGGTGTGTACACAAGCGGTTTCTCCATTTCCACTATTATATAAAGTAGAAATTTCTGATGTACTTAGGGCTTTAGAGAATATTCTAAATTGGTCAACACTTCCGTTCCAATATCCAAAAGAGCCAAAAGAACCTGTTCTTACCCCTATAGTATTTTTATGTTGTCCTCTATAAACAATATTTGCACCAAGAGTTCTTGACAATCCTGTATCTTGTGTACCATTAACAAAACCTGTGATTGAAGTGCCATTTACAATCATTAAAACGTGAACCCACTGTCCGTTTGTTATGCTTGTAGTTCCTGTTTGTGTAAAAAACCCACTACCACCAACACCTGTTACATCACCACCAAAATAAAAAACTTTGTTAGCATTAACTCCAAAAGCAAGACCACCCCAAATAGAGCCATTATTATCAAGACCTCCGTTATAAACTGTTGTGTTTGATTGATTATAGTCAGAAGAATTTATCCAAAAAGAAACGCTGTATGTTGTTAAATCAAAAGCAGAACTATAATCAATATCTATAAGGCTACTACTTCCGTTAAATCTTGCACCAAAGTTTGTTATTCCGCCTACTCCAAAGTCAACGTTGGAAGGTGTGCCATTATATACACCTGAAGTATCACTTGCATCATAGTCCAAAGAATATAAAGCTACACCACTTGAGTCACCAAATATATCAGTTGTTTCAGTAAGACAAGCTGCATCACCTCCTGTTTGTATTAATCTTTTGCCTAAACTCATTTTTATTCTTCTTCTTTAGAGGGAGGAAAAAACTGAACATTATAAAGTAATGCGGTCTTATAAGACTTCTTAGCATTTACTTCAGCTTCTAACCTGTCGGCTTCTGCCAAAATACTTGCTCTTTCTGTTGCTACAGCTGAACTAATGGCAATATCTCTCTCTGATTTTCTAATAACTTGCCAATCTGTAGGCTCTAATAGCTTACCTGCTTTTGACTTAATCTCTGCTATCTTACTTGCCTTGATATCGGCCAACTTATAAGTTTTTTCTTTATCTCCTGTTGGATTACCCTCTTCGTCTAAGACATCATATTCAACACTAAAATCTATATCACTTATAGTGTTAGTAAATATCTTTTTTTTGTTATCCCAAGCTATACCACCTTTGTTCTGTATTAATGGGTTGTAAGGTGGAATAACCACATCATAAAAACCCTCGGCCTCTAAAACGTCTTTAGATGCTCTTCTAAAATTTATAATGTGTCCGTTTTTGCCATCCCAAGTTTCAGGAAGTGTTTTGTAGGTTGTTATTTTCCCGTCTATTTCTCTTGCTTTCATAATTATGGTGTTGTGTCTACTTCAATAGTGTTAATTGAATAATTCACAATTGCGGCAGAATCTGTGTCATCAACACAGGCAACTTGAATTACATTTTTTTTACTTGTATCTAAAGACGTGCTTCCCACTTTATTTATAGTAGTGCTTGCAAATCCAAACGCTAAGGTTATTACCGCACTGGACAAATCAGATCCGTTTAAAACAATATCTATAACCTGTCCAAGTTTCATACTATTAATTGTGAGAGTAGCTGTTCCTAAGTTACCTGTGAGCAAAAATGTACTTGCTGCGCCTGCATCAAGACTTTGGTCACCTGTAGCAGAACTTGTGGCTTTTGCAGTATATCTATTAGCCAGCTCGTCGTGGTCTACTGCATTATCTTTGATATTATCATTATCAATAAAAGGAGTTTGTACGACACCTCCAGAGTTCTGTGCGCCATATATTTCTTTTATTCTGTTGTTAATTCTTGTGATAGCTTCTCTTAAAGTATCCCCATCACTTTTATCACCTGGGTCTGCACCAACAAAGGGGATGCTAGCAGTTTGTCCTGCCGCAGTTGGTTCTGTAATTGTACTTGTTGCCATATTATTCGAATAATGTTACTAAGGTTTGACTTACTTTTAATTTTGTTGAACTTGCTCTATAAAGCCTAGTATCATCAACAGTGAGCGCAAGCGTTTCTGTTTGACCACTTACTAAGCTAGACAAAAAACAATCTGGTGAAGAAAAGTGTGGTATAGATTCAGCTATAGTAAAATCTTCTTCACCGAATTCTGTACTACAATATATCTTTCCCCAGCCTATTGAATTTGCCATTTATTTTCTTTTTAAGATATCTACTTAATTTAATTATATTTTCCTTTTTTGGTTTATATTCTTTTTTCATACTACCCAACCGCCATATAATGGATCTTTATCTGGATACATACCTTCATCTTGGTTTTGTGTATACTCAGGATACTTAGATGAGTTCTCAACCATAAAATCTATAAATCTATTAGTATAGAAATCAGCATAATCTTTTGCTTGATTTGCTAAACTATCCATTTCTTCTTTGGTTACAATCTCAGCAGATTCACTACTGTGTTTAAATATACCACCATTACCTATTTGAAAGGAGGCAAAGGGTATAAAAGTATATTGACTGTACCATATAAGCATAGGCTTAATGTATGTATTAAGCAAGGTTTTATAGTCTGCGTTTGCAGAATCATCTAAGGTTGATGCTGTAATTAATGTTTGTATTTTTTCATACAATTTAGTCCCTAGAAAGTTTTGTATATGAACGTCTTGAGCAACCTCTACAAATTGAATAAGTTTATCCGTATCGAATTGCCCATCAATTATAGACTTTCTCTTAAGTTCCGTCATAGTTATAAATAACGCTTTCATAAGTCTGTATACATTTCTTCTTCTAATTCTGACAATTTCTCATCAGTATCCTCTTCTACCTCTGACAGCTTCTCGCCAGTTTCTTCTTCTCTTTTTATCTTAGTTGCTATATTATCAAGCTCAGTAAATTCTATTGGCTGAAGCGTTACAAAATATAAATCAAGATCAATATTGTTATATTTTAACAATTCTTTGAAGCTATCAATAAGTAATTGCTGGAATGGACGTATAACCATATTATCCATAAGTATAGATGCTGTTCTAAGCTCTTCGGCGTTATTACCAAAGCCAGTATTGTCTTTTATACCCAAAAGAATTGGTGAAACTACACCGTGGCCAATCATAATCTTTTCTCTAGCCTCTTTTGCTAAAAATTCATATTGAGCGTGAGCATCTGGTATGTTTATTGGCTGTATATCACTCTGATTTTCTGATCCGTCGTTAAAAGCAAGAATAAAACGTCCTGCGTTGCTAGAACCACTAAATTTATCATATATTTTGCGTTCAAGCATCTCTTGGGACTCCTCATTAGGTATTCCGTTGTTGAAATTGATAAGCATACTAGGTTGCATACCATTTTGAATGTTTGAGAGGTGATAATTGCTCACTTCTTCCTCTAAAGAGGCATATTGTAGGCATCCTTGATAGTCGACAGGCGAATAATAATAAAATCCTGGCTTATAAGGCTTAATTATATATAATTCTATACGTTGCGCCCTTGTTCCGTTGCCAAAAGTTGGTATTTTACGTGGTTTATCGCTTGGTTTTAAGTTTTTCCAGTCATTATGGTAATAATATGCCTGTATTTTACCATCTTGAGCCTTTTCTGCTCTTAAAGTTTCCATAGGGAAGTGAAAAAGACCACTAATTTGCCTTTTTCTGTTTCTATAAACCACTTGAACAGCCGCTTGGCCCAACATTTTTAGGTCATTTACTATTTTATGAACATCTTTTGGGTTTAATATAGATTTCATCTCAGCAAACATACCTGGTTTATCGTCAGAGTCTAATGCGTTTATTCCTCTGCCATAAATCATATCAGATATTCCATTTACACAGCGACTATTGGTTGGACTGCCTAAATATCTCTTAATTAGCTGACCAAAATAGTTATTATCTGTGCCGTATTCTATCCAGTTATTGCGTCTATTCTCCACAATCTTTGGGACTTCATAACCCGATAAATGGAATACTTTAAAGTTTTTCATACCATTACATATTGTTGGTTGCTGTCTCCAGCATCACTTTGTTGATATTGACTATCGTTAATTGTATAATCTGACGTAGAAACATAAGAATCTGTACAATAAGCTTTATCTCTGTACAGTAAAGTAGTCCCCTTAAAAAACTCAAGATTGTATATTGAGTTGTCAGCTAAAATACTAAAGGTGCAATTTACGTTTGTAAAATTACCAGACCTAGAAAAAGATAGACCTGTAAGTGTCTGTGACTTATTAGTACCATCTTCAGTAATCTTCAAAGAAACACCAGTTTCGTTATCTGTTGTCCTTGGAAGAATCTTAAGTTCTTGTGCGCTAGTATTTGGCAAAAGTCTTATCATACTAATATAACTTATTTGCCTTGATATTGTTCCAAAAAAAAGGGGCCTATAAAGCCCCTTTGAACACTTATATCTAGAATTATGGTGTCCTTTGAGTAGATCCTGAAGCAGTAGCTGATCCCATACCCGCAAAAGGATTAGATAGCGTTGCTCCATTAATGAAGTTTGGTGGAGTAGTTTCCTGGGCAGTGAGCGTAAGGGTATACCCTTGCATATCGCCAAGAGCGGTTCCAGTGACCATAGTGCCGCCAGTAACCTCTGCTCCGTTAACTAAACCTACAACCATAAATTTATCGTCATAAGTTTGAACCATTACGTGTGGTCTACCGAAAGATAAAAGCTTAAGCTCTTTATTATCTTCTTTTGTAAGCTTATGCAGAGTTATATTTAGCACTTGCTCAAAAAATGTAGTACCATTTTCTAGAGAACTGTTTATAGTTGTTTCCAGAGACGAATTGCCTTTGACATCATATTGGTGGAAGTTAAAAGTACCATCCATATCTGTGATTTCGTCATTTGAAGTTGTGATTGTACCAAATCCACCGAAATCTACGAAGTATACTTTCTTAATACCACCAACCGCATCTTTACACGGTTTCTTTCGACCTCCTGTTAAATTACAAGCCATATTTGAAATATTAAAAAAGGGTAGGCAGGCTCAAGGCTCACCTACCCTTATGTTAAACAATTACCCTATATTATACAGTTGAGTGGTATAATACGATATCAGAACCGATAGCGTGTTGAATACCAGCAGTAAATCTCATTACTACTCGTACGTTTTGACTTCCGTCAATATCCGCCATATCAATTACTTTGACCTCGTTGTGGTCAGAGAGCAATCCAGTTCCAAAGAATAGGTTTGACTTCTCAGCAGCAATCATAGTGTCATTACCAAGACCATTAGCGACAAATATTTTAACTCCGTCAAAAGTTAGATCGCCACCAGCATACCACTGAGTACCTTTTGTATCTGTACCAGCGGCACCTATGCTCGAAAATCCTCCTAGAGCCCTCACGTATGCACGTGCAATATTTTGAGAAACATAAAGATAAAGATCTTCGTTAAGATATAATGTAGAAGGTATTGCATCTACAACTTTACCCATTTGTTCAATAACATTAGAAGCAGTTACAGTAGTACCTGTAATATCACTTACGTCAGAATCTGCACTCAAGGTAGTGAAGAATCCATCAAATTGTCCTGCTGTTGCATTAGTCCCAGACCAAATATTATTTTCCATTCTTTGAGCCACCTTTGCAGCAACGTGACCTATTAAAAAGTCAGAAAACTTAGGAGGTAGCTGATCGTGAGCAGAAAATCCTTGAGAAATTGCTTCCCAGTCTGTGTTAAAATCTTTTTTACACAATTGTAGATTTACTTGAAATTCTTCTGGTTGAAGAATTCTCTCTGTTAGTGTTAAAGTAGATGATGCGTCAAAATCGCAAGTAGCATCTTTTACGATATCATCAGTAGCTACTTTTTTCAAGACCTCTTTGTATTTTACATTAGGCTTGATTGTTATACCACCGTTGTCTAGTGTGTTAGCACTTAATAGTGCAGCTGAAATATATTCACCAGCAAACTCACCAGCGTAAGTAGTAGTTAAAGAATTAGTTGTTGCCATTTTATTATATTATTTAAAAATTAACCAGTTGCTGTTAATCCACCAGAATTAAGTGCGTTTCCAAAAGCAAAGTAGTTTGTTCCATCAGAAGTGATTTCTACAAAGTCTCCAAGATTGTCACTACCGTGAACAAAATTGATTTGATCTGCTGCGTCTACGTCTACTACTGATCCAGCTACAATTAAGCTGCCTTCGATTTTATCTGCGCCAGCTGTAGGAGCAGCGATAACAGTGTTCGCAGAAGATAAGTCTCCTGTAGTTACGAACTTAAGCTGTAGTCCAGCAAAAGGCTCTGGTAACGTTACAGTTCCACCTGTCCCTGACACTTTAAATACTTTTCCACTGTCGGCCGCTGTCAAAGTGCCTCCCACGGAAATAGCCTCATATTTAGAAAATATGCGCGTTACGTCGTTTGAAATAGTTGTTGCCATTTTTATTGATTATTATTAATTTTTGCAATTTTCGCTAAAACTCTATCTTCAGTTGTCATACTTCTATTCTGACTATACAGATTTAGTTTCTTTTCTAATTTTGATTCTGGAGAATGTACAATTGGTGCTACTTCCTCTTCTACGGCAGCAAGCTCCTCTTTTGGTACTTCTTCATTCATTTTATCTTTCTGGGCACCCATATCGGTCATCATTTTTTCTACCATAGCTTTGAGTTCAGAAAACTCTTCTTTGGTAACAAATTTAGACTCTGGCCCTTTTCCAGGAGTTTCCTCCATCATCCCTTTTTTGCCGGGTTCATAAGCTAGTTCTTCTTCCTCAGATAATACAATTTCTTTTACATCATCTTCGGGTGCTTCAACTACCTCCTCTTGAGTTTCGGCTACAGGAGCTTCTTCAGTCTCTTCTACTTTATCTTCAGTATCTTGACTGCCCAAAAGAACGTCTTTGAGTTTTTCTACAATTTCAGTTGCTTTCATATACAAAAAATATTAATATCTATATTAATATTACTAAAAGCTATAATATCTGTTGTATTTTCTAAGGAATAGTTAACACTGTTATTAGCCCACTAGAAACTCTGACTTGAGTGCTAATCCCAGCTATAGTATAAAATCCGTCACTAACAAGCGTTCCAAGTCCAGAGCTTACTGGAGCATTAGAAGCATAAGGGCTGGCATAAGCTTTTAGTCCATTAGCTGCTAGATTGTGCGGAGCTATAGGCACATCACTTCCTGAGATATTTTGAAGACTAAGTGTACATATTTGAACGTTTCCAGTTCCAGTTCCACTTTGAACTGAGGTAAATGCTGATGACGAATAATGAGTGAAAGTAAATATACCAGCATCTAATCCAACGTCTGGATCCCCTTGAGAATAAACGGCTGTGTCAAATCCAGCCAAAGTTATGTCTGTTGCTCCAGCAGTCCAACTGGCTGAATCTCCAGTAGGTTCAGCGTAACTAAATACAACCGCACCTCCTTTTATATTACTATAGCTTTGTGTAGCACCATTATGATGCGTTTGAATAGTTATATTTTTTGTTCCCACCCAAGATGCTGAATATCTAGTTAGGGTAAGTCCTGGTTGATTTACAGTAACGGTACAATCAAATTGACTACCTTGATTTACATATGGTGAAGGAGCCTCTACCCTAACAGTAAGGGATATAGGAGTAGAGCTGGTGTTTGTGTTGGCAGACACTGAAGAAGGTGTTGTAGATATTATAGTTCCTATATCTGCACTTCCTTGTGTAACAGTTCCGCTTTGAGATACAGAGAACCCACTAAAAGTAATTTGAGAACAATCTAAATTAGCACAACAAGTATTGAATGTAAATTCTTGTACAAAATTAACACCAGTTGTACCTGAATAAAATAAGTCTTGTATGTCGCACGGATTACTTAAATTGTTTCCAGTTAACGTATAATTTCTTATACCAATAGATCCAGCATTTCCGTTATTGTTTAACTGAGTATTCTTCATAAATAGGGTGTTGGTTCCTTCATATAGTAAGGAAGGATCAAACCTATAAACAACCATATCACTTATGGAACAAAGAAATCCGTCTTCAAGTCCAGTTATACTAATATCGGTATTTGTTGACCCAATAAAGAAAGAGCCTATTCTAGCATTTTGATTAAGATCAACCTCTCCAATCTTAGTATTGTTTAAGAGTACATCAAAGTTGTCATCTATAGACGCATTTTCGTTACATATTTGGATAACTAAAACCTTATCCGTACAAGTAGGCGCAGCACTTCCTTGTGGGTCTAATACAATCGCACAATCTGAACAACCATCAAAAGCTACAGAATTTATAGCAGTAACTAAAATGTCAGCCGTACTTGCTTTTGATCCCACCCTAAAACAACCAGATACTCCATTAGACAGTGTTAAGTCATAAATAGCACTAACTATAAGCGTTTGTGAAGTGAATATATTATACGAGCCCCCTCCTGTGCAGGCAGAAATTCTGTATTTATTGTAATCTGCAATAACTGGAGGTGGTGGTGGAATAGCTGCCTCAACCTCTGGAGAGAGAACTAGGCTAGAACCTTGTCCTGTCAAAGAACCTATACCTTGATTGATCAACTCACCTTCACAGCATTCTATAGAATAGGTTTCTTCATCCGCACAAAGACAGCCTCTTCTGGCATCTTGAGGGGATGAAGTTCTACCACTATAATCTCTTCTTTTATAACCCATTAGGTTGCTTTAGGGTGTTTGCTAGGAAGTAAGTCATTATCTGTAACATACTTGGCATTCTGAGGCCTTTTGTTTCTAACTAGGTACAAGAAAGCGTTAACACGTGCAAAAGCCCACTGAGACGGGCTACTAACCCTTGGACTACGAGATGTGTTAAAAGCCCCAAGACCCCGCTGAAAAACAGAGGCAAGCATACCAACAGTGACACCATAACCAATTTTTTCTTTATACCTTTTGTTAAAATCATCAGCTTTCTTTTGTAATGTAGCTCTGTCTTTAGCAGAAACTTTTGCTCCTCTTTTTCCTTTGGCTGTACCTTTTGCGGTCCCCTTTCCTTTAGGATTAGGATTAGGTGTGCCAGATTTAGGTGCTTTAGGACTCTTTCTAATTCCGCCTCTTGGGCCAACCTCAGCAAGCTCCTCTTCAGTCATCCTTACACACTTGTGCTTTTTATAGTCTTTTTTAAAGCCAGGAGGACAACTATATTTTTTAAATTGCTCTATTGATAAAGCGTGTTGCTTACAGGGCATATACCAAATTTGTCCCATATAGTCGTGGGTATGTATGCCCTGGCAACCGATATCTTTAGAAATCTTTTCCGCCATTTCTTTTGTAGCGTAGCCAAGCCTATCATTAATTATAGCAAAATCATCATTTATTTTTTCGCTATATAAGCTAGTATTCAGCTTGTGTTCTTTGCAGGGCATATACCAAGTATCGCCTTCATATTCGTGAGTGTGATAACCCTCACACCCAATATCTTTTGCAGCCTTCTCTGCCTCCTCTATAGTAGAGTAAGCAGCTCTTCCGTCTATAATAACAGAAGCAGCCTCTATTTCGTTCAGTCCCTTAAGCTTGGACGTTGTCCAATTCAGCATAGATTTACCTCCCCAAAGTAAATAAGAAATGGTTCCACAGGCTTCTGTGTTTGAAGGGTCGTAATGTACTGCTGATCTAGTGAGATAACTGTAGATTCTCTTGAGAGTAGATACTGTAAACTTAGTAGAACCTTTTGCAATTTGTTGGGCTCTAACTTTTCCAACTTGGGTAGCACAACGATTTCCAATCTTTTCATTTAGTTCTATACCTCTTTTAGCATTATTAACTGCCGATTTAGGATATCCACCATAAGACTCAAGTTCTACTTTCTCGTCTAATTTAGAAAGAATTTCTAACAATTCAAATTCTGCATTTAGTTCTTCTAAGCATTCATCACATACAGAAAGTGGCAGGTCAGCTAAAGGCTTGCTAGTTGCGTTGTCTGCAAAGAATCCTTCTATTGAAAATCCATTAAGTTCACCAGATTTAGCTTTTTCCCAAACCTCGTCGTTGTGGATTTTCATAGAGACCATCCAAGTTCCAACTGGAACATCAAATCCATACTTATAAGATTTATCTTTTTGTTTATCTTCTACTAGCCAACTTTCAACAACAGTCACACCAGATAATTTTTCTTGGTGTTCTAAGGTTGCTTTTGATTGATGACCTCTTTCTAGAAACAACTCAGAAGCTTTTCTTACTGTATCTTTTGAGAAGTATATAAAATACTTTCCGTCTTTGTCTTTACGTAATATCTTTTTGTCGGGAACCAAAGCTGCACCCATAAGAATTCTTTTCTCTGGATCAATCTCTTTTAAAAGCAAAGGGACTTTCTTCAGGGCTACAAATTCTTCTTCTATAGCAGGATTCTCTACTAAAGATATTGCATCTATTCCGCTAAATTCATTTTCCTCGTCTATTACAAGTTCAACTACTCTTTCCATAATAATATAACTACTATATTTATTTATTGTTTTAACTAAACACGCTTGTGTTTTTAGCTTTTCTTGCTGCCACCTGTTGTGCGTTAGTTACCTGAGATTCCATAACTACAGCCTCAATAGGTTGATTTCTTTGCATAGCAATCGTTTGCCCTAACTGGCTAATATTTGATGATCCCACAACATTAAAAGTAGGTGAACCATACTCTTGTCCCGCAGAACCACCACCTTCTCCCGTAATCGGAGTATCTGAATTCAAAGATCGTAGCGCAGCAACAGTAGAAGCTACAAGAGCTGCTTGAGTTGCTATTGCTCCAGCTAATTTAAGGCCACCAGGGGAAGAAGTCTTATCTTTCACGAACCAAGCCTCCCATATACCAACACTTGCCGCAGCGGCAGAGGCTATAATAGAAGCTCTGGCTAAATCTTTATTTTGCTCATTAAGTTGTGCGGTTTTATTTAAAAAGTCAGCAAAGGCTCCAATCATAAAATTAAAGTGATCAAATTTTTCTTGCCTTTCAATCAGATTATATTTTTCATTAATTAACCTTTTTGCCTCTTCAAACGCTTTTGTTTTGTGTAATATTTTGTCAAAGGTAGATTCTAAAATTTGTAACTCCTTTTCTCTTGTCTCTGGCTCAAGACCTAGTATTGTTTTAAGTAAACTAGGCATTTGTTCGTTAGCCACTTGTGTGTTTATATAGTCTTCAGCATCTTCTATAAAAGAATCCAGTGCATTTCTGACTTCTTCAGCACTAGGGCCAAAATCTAAACCGAAAACCTGACCAAAAGTAAGATCAGCTTCTGGCTTACGAGAAGTTATTTCTCCTCCTCCTCCTCCTGTCGTGGATCTTGTTCCACGTAATTTTTTTTCTAAATCAAATATTGATGCTTTAACCAGAATTCTTTCTCTGTTTAACTTAAGTATTTTTTCTTGATTCTTTATACCACCCTCTTCCAAAGCCTTTGTTTCGGCATCTATTTCAACTATTCTTTGTCTTGCCTCTATTAATCGTTGAAATTCAAAAAAGGTTTCTGTTAATGTCTTGTTGTTTAGCCTGCCACTTTTTTCAAGAGCAATAACGGCTTTATCAAATTCTTTAAATTCTTGCCTAAGTGCTTTTGTTCTTACACCCCCTACAGTTAGAAGGCCTTTTTCTTCTCCAAAAGTTCCAGCCATAGTTCTTTGCAAGGCGTTTAAAGTTTTTAATTGCTCGGCAAAAGTATCAGTCAAATCATCTGCGGCTTCTTTTGCTTTATCACTATTAATAGCAAAGTTCTCTAACAAAGCAATAAGCGATTGAAAAGTAAGTATAATACCAAGAGGGCCTAAAAGCTGACGGCCAAGCTGTTTAAAAGCCAATCCCACTCCTGCAATACCTCCGCCTCTTTTAGAAACTAATGTTATAAATAAGGTGGATAACTGAGAGAGGTTATTTGCTACACCTCTAATACCAAAGTTAACATCAGATATAGTTCTTCCAAGTTCAGTAAGTGTAGCCCCTGCAAGCCCAGCATCACTAATTAAGTTTTGATTTCCAGTCTGAACATCCTTAAGGGCATTTGCTTGCTGTTTCAAACTGTTGTTTGCTGCATTTATAGCTTTATCTAAGCTCTTGAAGGACTTATTAAGCTGGTCAACCTTTACACGACCTTTATCGTCTATCTCAAAAGTAAAATTAATTCTATTAGCCATTTTTTCTTCTCTTTAGTACATCACGTGTTTCTTTTACAGTGGTTGGAGCCTTACACTTGCCTTTGGCAAATTGTATTACGTCACTACCATCATAATAATCAAAAAGTGATAATATTTGTATTATTTTTTTTATCATATCCTAAGTGTCTCTTTATCTACTGTAACTATTGTCATATCAACTCGAACTTGTGTAGAAGAAACCTTTAAGGCTAAATCTATATTATCATCAAATTCTATTACTTCATTTTTGTTTGTTGTTGTAACATCTTCAAATTCCCTTACGGTATCTACTTTAATAGTTTCTGGCACTATATTAACCAGCTCGAATTCAGTAATGCCTGTCATAAAATTAGTAGACATCCTGTTTATCAGATACCTTTCATCAAAGATTTCAATTACGTCGTTTAATCTTAACTGAACAAGAGTATCTAAAGGAAGCCGTGACTTTATTTTAAATATTCTTGTATGGGGATCAAAAGACTGTTGAATGTATTTTTTATAAAACTTAGAAAACAGGGTGTTGTTAAATGCCACCCCTGTATATTCATTTATCTCTGGCTTAAAGTGTAATGCTAAAGCTGGACTTGATGAACTGTCTATATCGGATAGTGTTCTACTGTTAGAGGGAATATGATATGTAGAAATGTTTTGTGAACCACCTGTTTTCTTTACTTCTATTTGAGTAATGGACTGAGCTGGAGTAAGACCATCAGAAATAGCTTGCCTAATACAATACAATAGTAATGGTTTTCCAGAGACAGGATTTAAATCTTCATTCTGAGACAATCCTGTTTGTATTGTGGTTACGCTGTCATTTATATTATCTGCGTTACCATCTACAAA